CGTCTACATTTATCTTTTTAGTAAAAACTAATTCTGACTTGTAAACTGTATCTTCTTCTATAAATTTTCGCATTTCATTTAAAGACAAAGAAGAAGCATGCAATATTTTTACATTTGGATAATTTTTTAAATTATTAGTGGCTACTTCATAATGAGTCTTACAACTTTCTAAAGAAACCACATTTAAACCCGTTTCTGCAAAAACTTTAGTAGAACCTAAACCATTAAAAGTACCGGTTTCTACAATTTCTGCTAAGGAATGTTTTTTAATTAAAAGATTAACTGTGTCAACAAATAATTGACTTTTTAAATTTATATATTCTGGTTGGTTTAATAAATCTGACATATTAAATGGGTTTATCAAAATTAATTTCTTCTTGATTGATGTAATCTAAGAAAGGTTTTTTATCAAAAATGTTATCTATGTCATCGTACGGGCATTCATATAATCTTCTACCTACCCAATCTCCTTCTTCTAGATAACTATCAATATTATGTCTAAAAGCCTTCTGCTGAGAGGGTAGGATATTAGTGTGTAAGTTGTGACCAAACACTTTTGGAGAATTATAAATCCAACCCACAGCTGCTGGTCTATCTAAAGCTGCCGCTATGTGTTGAACTAAAGAATCTATTACAATTAATTTGTCTGCTAGATAAACATAACAAAATAAATTTCTTAAATTGTCGGTGACTTGAATGGTGTTTTGAAGGGCTGGTTGATCATCTCTTCTAAAGTGTAAAATCTTTTCAAATTTACCTTTACATTCATCTACCAAAAGTTGTGCAAAAGCTGGTGGTAGATCTCTAGCCCAGGAATATTGTGTTTCTTGTCCCTGAGCTCCGCCAAATGGCTGCATAATTAACATTTTACCTTGTTTATTAATAGTTTTTGCAGCATGAAAAAGTTCTCTTTGAGTGAGATGTAATTTTGGTTTAGTGGTAATACATGGAATATTAAAAAGCTCACACCAAACTTCTACTAAATGTTTTTTATTATTAATAAAATCGCCATGGTGATAGGGTTCAGTTCTTAAAATAATTGAATCCTTGTTTTTTACATAATCATCATAAAAATAAGCAAAGTTACCCATTTTATAAACCCTATGAACTAGTGGATTATGCAGAAAGGGTTCAGCCCAAGCTGATACAACTACTAGTTTATGTTTTGGGTAAGCTGCTTTGATAGATTCACACATAGCCGTAGCCATGACACTTTTACCAGCTCCACCATCTATATGAAAGATAACGTATTTGTCCATGTTTACTTTAATTTAGTTAAAAATTCTATTTCTTCACCTGTAGGATCGCCACAATTTAAACCTTTATAAACTTTGTTAGAAGGTTTAAAATTTAAATTATTTGAATTTAATTTTTTAAAATAATTTTTAAATAATTTTTTACAAATTTTAGAAATTACTTCTGATACAAAATTATTTTCTTCAAAATATTCTGAGTGATTTTTAAATTCTGAAAAATCTTTATATACTGTAAGAATTTTTAAATTTAATTCTTTATATACAATTTTAATCTCTAAAATAATGTCTAGAATTTCCTTTTCAACAAAAAATTTAAAAAATTTTTCTTTTCCAGTAATTTTTTTGTTTAAAAGATTCCAGTCGGATAATCTATCTATTACTCGAGTTAATAGAGTATCTAGATATAGGTGTAGTGGTAGAACTATGATTCTTTGTTCTAAATAAACCACCAAACTTTCTTTAATTCTCATTATATTTAGAGAATCTGTCAGTTTTAAAAATTGTCAACGGTAAAATTTTTAGGGGGTCTGCCAATTCTTACGTTAATTATACCATTGTAATATTCGAGCTTGAATAAAACATCCCTTAGAATTTGTTCTTTTATTTCAAAATAAGCCAACTCCCATTTACTACCACAAGTTTTAATAATGGTAAAAGTAAAATTTTCTTTACCTAGGCGTAGAATATCTTCGTTGACTTTTTCTGAAGAACTAGTATAAAATTTCCAATCAGATTCTTTAAAGTCTATCCTATTACGTTTTTTACCTTTTAAAGGTTTACGTTTAATTTTAGAAAAACATTGCTTTTTACCTATGTAATACTTGTTTTCTTTAATATTATGTATTTCATATATAAACCCAAAGGTATCTTCTGTTAATACTACTCCTTCTTTGAGTTGCCAGTGGCCGGTTTCCATATTGTTTCGGGGAATGTTCTCCTAATTATGGGTGTTTTTTTCTTTTTCACCCTTTTCTTCCCTTTCTTGGTCACATTCTTACCAGCTATCGCCATAGTTTTATATGTACTTTCTTGTTCAAAAGCTTCTGGATTACCATATACATTAGCCACACCAAATACACCACCAGCACCGGCTGTGTTCATATTTTCTAATACTTGCTCTATTAAAAGTTGAAAAAAGTTAGACATATAGGATTATTATTGAAATATTTATGTTGGACTTAAATCGTTTAAGTGAAGAATTAAAAGAAGACACCAGAATAGATGAATTGAATCTTCTTCAAAAACAATTAATGTTGCCTGGCATTAAACATAAATGGGTAGCTCGTCTAATTACAGAAAAGAGGCATTTAAATTCTTTAATAAGAAAAAAGAAAGTTGCGAAAGCTGCCGTTTTATCTTCCTTAAATGACATTCCGCCAGGTATTCCAAAGGCTTCTTTAGAAAAGAAAATTGATGCCTCTGATACTATACAAAAGATAGATCAAGAAATAGAAGACACACAAACTACAATTGAGTATCTAGAAAAAGTAGAACAAATTTTTCGTTCTATGACCTATGATATTAAAAACATTATAGATATCAATCGTCTGGAGACGACATAATGGTAACCTTTAGCTTAATAAACAAAAATAAACAAGCACAAATATCTGCTCTTCCAGAAGAGTTAGAAGTAGTGCGAGAGAATTTTTCTACAGCTAATCCCTCTTATAGAAGAAATTCAGGAAGATTTGTCCCTGCTAGACTTTATAGCATTACACCTCAAGGTAAATTTGAAATAGGACTTTTAAGAGAAATTTTAGAGTTCTTACAATTATCTAATATACCTTTTCAAGTTCCAGATGACCTAAAGAAAATTTTTAATCCTTCAATTTCTTCTAATAAAGATTTTTCTATTTCAGATCTTTCTAAGAACTATCGAGATTACCAAGAACAAAGTATTATAGCAGCTATACGTCAGGGAAGAGGAGTCACTATTATTCCCACAGCTGGAGGAAAAACTCTAATCATGGCGGGTGTCATAAAAACAATTTGTTCTTTAAAACAAATAACTGGTAAAATTTTAGTATTAGTACCTTCTTTACAACTTGTAGAACAAACTGCATCTGATTTTGAAGAATATGGCTTAAAAAATGTTTCCAAATGGTCTGGTTCTAATGAATTAAATTATGATTCAGATATAATTGTCGCTGGTACTCAAATTTTAATGTCTGATAAAACAGATCTTTCTATTTTAGCTGATGTAGAACTACTGTTAGTAGACGAAGTACATTCTTTAAAAAGAGGCAATCGTATTAATGAAGTTTTAAAGCTAGTATCTACTGTACATAAATTTGGATTTACTGGTACAATGCCTTCTCAAAAAATAGATCAATGGAATATTATAGGTAAAATAGGACCCGTAACATACGAACAAAAAACTCACACTCTCAAAGAGCAAAGTTATGTATCTAAATTTAAAATTATAATTTTAAATGTCATACATAATAATGTAGTAAATTTTGATGTAGACTTTTCTCAACCAGCCCTGGCTTATCAGCAAGAGTTAGAATTCTTAACAAACAATACTAGAAGAAATGAAATCATAGTTAATCTAACATTAAAATTAAAAGAAAATTCTTTAATAATGGTAGACAGAATAGAACATGGTAATTTAATTTACGAACAATTATCTAACTCTGCTAATTTAAATGACAGACCAGTTTATTTTATTCAAGGAGCTACAGAAGTTGAAGACAGAGAAAAGATAAGAGCTTTAATGGATGCCCGGCGAGATGTAATTGTGGTGGCTATATCTAAAATTTTTAGTACAGGTATTAACATACCTAACTTACACAATATTATTTTTGCAACTATAGGTAAAGCCAAAATAAAAATTATGCAATCTATAGGAAGAGCCCTAAGGTTGCATCACACCAAAACTGAGGCTACTATATTTGACATAGCTGATAACACCAAATACGGTTCTAAACACGTTTTAGAACGTAAGAAAATGTACGATTTAGAAAAATATGAATACATCGAAAAAGAAATCCACACGTAACTCCACCAGTTTTAAATCTCAAGACCCAGAAGAAGATTTTGAAGAAATTGAATTTGAAGAAGAGGCTGGAGATTTAGAAGAATTAGCCGGAGAAGAATTCTCTGAATCAGACTTGGAAGAAATGGAGGAAGAATTAGATAGTAATGAAGAGAGAGAAGATTCAGAAGAAGATTATGGTGATGAAGATTATGAAAATTCTGTTAAAAAGAAAAAGAAGATTAAAAATAAAAAGAAAGCCGATAAAGACAGATACTATGTTAATCCTTTAGAATTTGATAAAGAAATAGGTGACTATTATGAATCTGGTCACATGTCTGATAATCTTGCAACTATGATTAGTAACATAGCCAACAAATTAAGCTATGCGCCTAATTTTATTAACTATACATTTAGAGAAGAAATGGTGGGTGATGGAATTATTAGAATGTTTAAAGCATTAACAACTAAAAAGTATGACCATCAAAAGGGTGCAACAGCTTCTGCCGGGCCCTTCTCTTATTTTACACGTATTGCTTTTAATGCATTTCGTAATAGAATTAAAAAAGAAAAACATATGAGAGAAACTCATGAAAAATATCAAAATGAGCTTATGATGTTTTCTGAAAATTATAATACCATCACCAAAAACAACCAACAACGTATTTCTGTTAACCCCAATTCTTTCTATTAATGAATAAAATTCAAATTAAAGGTCCTAAAGTAGGTTTATTTTCTGATATCCATATAGGATTAGGGCAAGATAGCTCTATATGGCACAAAAACATATTAGAATTTGCTGATTGGGTTGTAGATTTTTATGAAAGAAAGGGTATTTCAGAAATTTTAATACCCGGAGACATATTTCACAACCGTAATGAAATATCAGTTAATACTTTAAGTGTTGCTCAAAGTTTTTTTAAAAAGTTTGAAGGGTTTAAACTTTATATTTCTACAGGCAATCATGATTGCTATTATAAAGACCGCACAGACATAAATTCTATTTCTATGTTGGGTGGTTGGGATAATATTGTTTTAGTAGATAAACAACCTCAAGTCTTTTCTATTCTCAATTCTGACAAGACTTTATCTATGATTCCATGGGGCATAGATATACCAAATATTCCACAATCAGATATTTGTGTGGGTCATTTTGAAATAACATCGTTTAAAATGAATTCCTTTAAAGTATGTGATCATGGTTGGGAATCTACAGATATTTTAAGCAAATCTCCCTTCATTATTACTGGACACTTTCATACACCTTGTCTTAGGAATTACAACAAAGGAAAAATATTATATCTTGGAAGTCCTTATCAACAAAATTTTGGTGATGCTGGAGATACAAGAGGTGTATATATCTTAAATTTATTAAACGATGAAATAGAATTTACAGAAAACAATGTTTCGCCAACTCATCAAAAAATACTTTTAAGCTCTTTATTGAATGGTGAAACCACTACAACTACTCTTAAAAATATTATTCCTAATAATATGGTTAGTTTAGTAATAGACACCAATCTAGAACCTTCTAAATTGTCTTTGTTATCTGCTAAAATTCAAAAACTAAACCCTAAATTTTTTAGAACAGATTATCAAAATACAGACCAAACTTTGAATTTATCTACAAGTGGCACTAGTCAGTATGACTCTATAGATATACCACAAAATATTAATGATTTTGTAGAAGCTTTGGATATTTTACATAAAAATGAAACGTGCCTTTACTTAAATGAGCTTTATCATAAATTAGCTATATGAGTATTGCAATAGGTATTTTAGACAACTACACTCAAGTAGATTATGACAATTGTTATAATTCTATACCAGAACCTTTAAGAGATTCTATTTTTACAGTTTCTAGCACTAACAACAAACTTAAAGGTAAAAATTTTAAATTTAATAGAGAAACCTCTTACGCAGCCATGAGAAATTATGCTCTAACACAATTTAGAGCAGATCCGGAACTAAAATATTATTTTCTTATCAACTCTAATTTAGCTATAACCGATGTCAACATTTTTAATCATACTATTAATTTGGCTAGTAATTTCGGAACGTGGTTCATGACCGGGCCATGTGGAAATGTTCTAGAAGTAGAAGATGAAGAGCATAAATTAACCCTGCAAGTTTCACCAGAATTAAATACTAATTTTTTATTCATTCATTTTGGTGTTATTAAAAATTGTGGTTATTTTAATGAGCAATTTTACGAAACAGATATTTTAGACGTTCTAGATTATATCATACGAATGAGAGACAACGGATTATATCTGCCTCATTTTTACAATCCTATTGTAAACTTTGGATTGTATAAATCTGAATCTAAAGTTCAAAAAATTCCAGCTAGAAATTTAGAGAAAGGTATATCTTTATCTTTTGGATTATTTCAACACCAGCACGGATATATTCCCGGACATTCAGATCCTAAACCGGCTAGCAAAGAAGATATGTTTACAGCCTTAGAAAAATTACAAAAAAAATATGCCAGACGTGCGCAATAAAATTGGTGTAGGGATTATTACCTGTAACAGAGAAGACTTTTTAAAAAAATGTCTCGGTTCTATTCCAGAATATATAGATGAATTAGTTATAGTTAATGATGGTAAAGTTTTGTCTAAGGAAATAGAAATTCGCGGTTCTTTAATACAAAACACCATAGGCAGACAAGTAGGAAAGTGTAAAAATTTAGCTATGTCTCATCTTCTGAATAGAGGATGTGATTATATTTTTACATTAGAAGATGATATAATGATTAAAGACCCAGAAACCTTTAATCATTATATAAATGCTAGCCTGGAAACTGGATTAGAGCATTTTAATTTTGGTTTTTCTCAAAAAGAAAATCTGACACCAGATTTAAAACCAGTTTATAGAAAAATAGTTAAATATAAAAATTGTTCTATTGTATTAACTCCTAATGTTTTAGGAGCTTTAACTTTTTATACCCGTCAAGCATTACAAACTATTGGATTGCATCATTTTAAATTTAATAAAGGACACGGTGACCATCCAGAATTAACATATAGAGCTTGGAAACATGGATTTACTACTCCTTTTTGGTGGTTTGCAGATATTTACGGTAGTTGGGATATGATAGAAAATCTTTCTAATATGGGTTCAGACAGTGTAGTAAGAAATCAAGAAGATATGATGAAAAATTTTTATGAAGCTTGTAACGTTTTTAAAGAACTTCACGGGGTTCATATGTTAGAGGTGCCACAAGTATCTGAACAAGAAGTAATAACTTTCTTAAAAAATAAAGTTAAAAATGAAAGCTAAAATAGGAGTAGGTTTATTAACCTATAATAGACCAGATTATTACAAAAGGGTTTTATTTTCTATACCCAAACAAAAAGTAGATCATTTAACTGTAGTTAATGATGGAGTTTTTGAATATGCTGCAGAGGATGATGCAGAGAGTGTAATTTTAACTAAAAGACAGGCTGGAGTTTCTTTTAGTAAAAACCTTATTTTAAAAGATCTATTAAAAAAAGGTTGTACACATCTTTTTTTAATAGAAGATGATAATCTCATCATTCATCCAGATGTATTTGATGTTTATATTAACACTGCCAATTATTACGGAGTACATCATTTAGCCTATGAACGACTGACTCGCACAGAAAACACTCTTAAAGCTAGCTACAAAGACCCAAATTCTGAATATGGTTTAGACTTTTTTCATAATGCAGAGGCTGGATTTACATATGTTCATGCAGATTTAGTAAACAAATACGGATTGTTTGATGAAAATTATTTTAATGCATTTGAACATGTAGATTTTACCTATAATTTAGTTAAAAATAAAGTAGCGCCTCCTTTTTGGTATTTTCCAGATGTGTTAAATAGTAACTATTATGTTTTAGAAATTCCTAATAGTTTAAACAATTCTTCTATTACTGACAAACCCGGATACAATGAAAACGTTAAAAAAGGTGCAGATTACTTTACCAAAAAGTGGGGTATTTTTACCAATCAAATTCCAGAACCCTCCATAGAAGATTTAAAAAACTCGTTAAAATATCTTAAATCTACATATCAAATAAAATGAAAAAAATTTTATTAACAACCAATACATTTTCTTCTTATAAAAGACAAGACCTGTCTATAGAAAAAATGTCTTTATTGAAGAATAAAAATAAAAATGTAGATTGTGCTTTAATACAATACAAAAATGACAAAATTCCTTATAACAAATTAAAGGTTTTAGATGTTCTAGACAGAGGTTCTCATACTACCTTAGGAACCAAAAAGTCTCTTCCTTATATTAAGGATCTATTTGATGCATCAGCTGAGGCAGCTGAGGAAATTTTTGTTTTTAGTAATAGTGATATTACTCTTTCTCAAAAATTAATAAATTATATTAACAATAATGAAATAGAAGCTTTGGGTGTATCTCGTATAGATATATTAGAAATAGAAGATTTGTCTCAACCCAGTCAAATCATTCGAATGGAACCAGCGGGATTTGATACTTGGATAGTTAATAAATTTTGGTGGTCTAAACACAGACACCTTTTTCCAGACATGTTATTAGGTAGACCCGAGTTTGATGTGGCTTATACAGCTATTATGGATTTAAATTCTATCAATACTCATGAAAGTACAGAATATCTCATTTATCACTACATGCATGAAGTAGTTTCATTTGAAAGAGATGAATGTTATTATTTTAATGTAGATCAAAAAGACAATAAACTTAAACATCTTTTTGAATGGTGGGGTACTATAACTAATAACACCTATTTAGACAGGCTTGATTTTGGACAATTTTTAAATTTTAAACCCAATGAAAAAGATATTATTAAACATTTTGTTGCAGAGGCTAAAAACAATGCTAAATTAAAGGAATTTATTTTGTGAAAACACCTCTCTGTATAATCTTACCTGGTAAAATAGGTGATATAGTTATTACTCTACCTATAGCCAGGTATTATGCTAATTTAGGATATGAGGTTATATGGCCAGTTTGGGATTTTTTAATTCAAAATTTTACAGAACACATAAACTATGTAAAATTTATACCTGTAAGCTTTAATAAAGGTGTAACAGAAAGCTTAAATCTTGCTAAAGAAAACAATTGGAAAGTTTTAGATTTATCTTTTACCAATCAAGATTGTTGGCATAATGAAAATACAAAAAAATTTCAGTCTCAGTCTAAACCATTTGATGAATTTAGGTATGAATTGGCTCGGGTAGATTTTTCAGAAAAATGGAAATTAACTTTTAACCGTATTCCAGAAAGAGAACAAAAAATTTTAAATTTTTTAAATATAAAAGGAAATTTTTCTTTAGCTCATTTAGAAGGCTCTGATAGTCACGCTAATATTTCACTCAACAACCCCAAGAATTTACCAATATACCATGTTCAACCAATAACTACATCTATTTTTGATTGGATGTTGGTTTTAGAAAAAGCAGATTATCTTATAATGTATGATAGTTGTGTAGCAAATTTAATAGAACAACTTAATTTATCTAATAAAAAATTTTTTATTAAAAGATCTCCCCCTAAAGCAACTCCCACACTACGCAACAAATGGACAATACTATAAAAAACATAGCCTTTACAATAGTTTTAAATGGTATGCCATTTATAAAAAGACAAATGGAAATTATTCCTAAAGTTTTTGATCATTGGTTTATAGTAGAAGGGGTTAGTTTACCAGTTAATTGTACTAGTTGGTGTAGTTTGCCAGATAAAAAGTGGTATAATTCAAATTTCTGTAGCTCTGATGGTACATATGAATTTTTAAATTCTATTAACAATCCTAACATCACAATTTTAAGAAAAAATAATCCTTGGAATGGTAAAATAGAAATGTGTAATGCCTTTATGCAACGGGTATCAAATTCTATTTTAATGCAATTTGATGTAGATGAAATATGGGATGAAAAGGTTTTAAAAGATTTATTATATAATTGCAGATCTAAATTTTATGATTTTGATTCTATGAAATTTAAATGTAATTACTTTGTAGGTGATAATTTAAAAATAATTACAGAAAATTCTTATGGAGATTATCCAGAAGAATGGGTTCGTTTATGGACTATATACGAACCGACACACTTTGTAAGTCACGAACCGCCTAGGATTTCTAAAAAAGAAAATAGAATTGTAGAAAAGAAAACAACATTCAAAAAGGGTTGGATGTTTGATCATTACGCTTATACCACTCCAGAACAATTAATTTTTAAGGAAAATTTTTACAATTATGCCAATGCTTATAATCAATGGGTAAATATGCAAAAACAAACTAAATTTCCATGTGAGATAAATCATTTTTTAAAGTGGATACCTTCTGGAGTATATGCTGATAGAATATGTTAGATTTAAGTAATGTTACTATAGTCAGTATTAATGGTAGAGACCCTGAGAATTCAGCAAAAGCTATAGATTTTAGCAGCAGAGAAATTAACTTTGGAGCAAAGTTGCTTATTACCAATAAAAATGTTTCCTTTTCTGGTATAGAAACAAAAATAGTAAATGGTTTAAATTCTTCAGATAGTTACAGTTATTTTTGTGTAAAAGAATTGACAAATTTTATACAAACAGATTATTGTTTAACAGTTCAGCCTGATGGTTATGTAGTTAATCCACTTTCTTGGTCTAATTCTTTTTTGGAATATGATTATATTGGTGCACCTTGGCCAGATTTTTTAACTTTAGAAATAATGGATAAATGCAATTTGGTGCCAGCTACCTCTAATTTAAATATTGTAGGTAATGGTGGGTTTTCCTTAAGAAGTAAAAAATTTTTAAAAGAATGTTCTCTTTTAGATTATAATGACACCTCTATAGAAGAAGATTGTTTTGTGTCGGTATACAAAAGAAAAGAATTAAAAAATAAAAACATAAAATATTCTTCATTCCAAATAGGTCAACAATTTTCTATAGAACACATAATTAATGAAAATTCGTTTTACATTAGATCTTTTGGGTTTCATGGCAAATTAGACCATTTAACAAATTATTTAAATTTACTACAATGAATCTTATTTTAGATAAAAGAAAATTAATTCAGCAAGAGTCTATCTTAGAATGGCATTATTTTGCTTCTATTTTTAGAGAAATGAGTGATGATTCTTTTTTTGATGGTATCAACATTTTATTCACAGATAATTTAGAATCTTTACCAGAAAATTTTAATAAAGAAAAATCTATCATTTTTATTATTTCAGATGAAAGATATACAATGCCTCTCTATGCTGATGGTAATGTTTTAATTTTTAAAAACTACGTATTACCAGTACAAGAAAAATTCAAAGTGTATCCAATACCTATGGGATACAGCTACGGTATAGTGCCCCTGCCAATTAAAAAGATATCTGAAAGAAAATTTGATATAGGATTTCAGGGCAATTTACATACATCTAGACCCCACATATTGAATCATATTATTCAAGAATTAAACAATCAAAACTCCGAAAGAGTCTATAATGTTTTAATAGCCAATTCTACCAATAGTTTAAAATATTCAGAAAATTTAAATGACACAAAAATATCTTTAATTTTAGATGGGCAAATTACACCTGAGACTTTTAGATTTTTTGAATCAACTTATTTTGGTTGTGTCAATCTAGCAAGCAAAAACCTACCTAATAATTGGTTATACTCTAACAATGATTATTACAAAGTAGACTGGAATAATCCAAAAGAAATTGTATATTTAATATCTAATTTATTAAATGATTCTGATTTATTGTTGCAATCTTCTCAAAATTCTTATAATTCTTGGAAACAAAATTATTCCCCGTCTTCTGTAAAAAATTATATTAAAAATTTATACTATCATGATATCCACCATTCTACAATATAGCACTATAGACTTTAGATTTTTAGATGCCAATTTAAAACAATTATCTAAATTTAGTAATGAAATTATTATACCCATTTGTACTCATCTTTTTAATGGTGAAGAAGAAAATTTTAATTTATTAGTAAAAAGCAAAGAAATTATTAAAAAATATCCATTAGCTCGGGTTAAAGTTTATGAATGGAGGGGTATTAAAAATAATAAAGGATATTATAATAATGTGGGTAGAAAATTAGGTACAGACTTATCGCAAAATGAATGGTTATATTTTGTGGACGGCGACGAAATAACAGATGATAATTTTATCCCGTGGTTTGAAAAAATAAAAAATACAGACTACGGGTTTCAATTGACTTCTTATTGGTATTTTAGAGAACCTATATATCAAGCAACTAAAACAGAAGCTCAGGGACTTCTTCTTAAGAAAAAATATTGTAATTGGCAGTTAAATGTTAGAGAAGAAAGAGATCAAATGCACCATTTGCCTAATTTTATCCATGGTGAGAGGCAATTAATTTTTGGTTTAGACGGCAAACCTATGGTACATCACTATTCTTGGGTGAGATCTAAGGAAGACATGCTTCGTAAAGTTAAAAATTGGTCACACTGTCTCGATCGAGATTGGGTTTCTCAGGTAAATGAAGAGTTTTCTAGACCATTTAATGGTACAGATTTTGTACATGGTTACAACTATAACATTGTAGACAATTATTTTAACATTTGATTTTTTAGTATAAAATGTTAATCTTATTAAGTGAAAAAAGTTTTCTTTAAAAGAATTTCTGTAACCAATTTTCTTTCTGTAGGAGAAACTCCTTTAATTTTAGATTTCAGGTCTGGAATATCTTTGATTACCGGTGAAAACCGAGACGAAGGCGGGAGGAATGGAGTTGGTAAAAGCACGGTTGTAGAATCTTTGTATTGGTGTTTATTTGGTAACACCATGCGTGAAATTAAAAGAGATCAAATTGTACATGATCAATGTGATGGTAGTAGTAATGTG